GGAGGAACTCACCGATGAGGAACTCACCGATGATGAGGGATTCAACGAGGACGAGGAACTCACCGATGAGGAACTCTACTATGACGAACAAAAATCGTATTTCGATTGTGCCGCTTTGGAAGAACCGCCGAGGTCTCAGGCTGATGGTAATGCGAATGAAAACGAACGGAGAGAGAGAGAGAGAGTTATAAATCTTACCAAGTTAAGAAATAAAAAATCAATTGCGTTTTGTAAAGAAATTATGAAAAATTCTTTTAACATACAAAATTCTAACAATGAATTTACAGAAATATTAGGAAATCCTGATAAAGAATATCTAAATAGTATTTTTACAAAAATAAAAAAAAAAAAAGATGGTAATGATATAAGTAAGGATTCAGAATTATTTAAAAAATATGGAAAGAAATCATATCTTAACTATAATGAAGCTGTTCTAATGAACAAACATATTGAGAAAAAATTTTTAATAGAAAAACAAAAATTTACCGATGAAATTAATAACGAGACGATTAGAATAAGAAAATTTTTTGATTATTTTCCTATCAATTTTACGAATCCCGAAAAGTCGCAGATAGTAGAACACACCAAAAATGTATACAAAAATAACTATATATTAAATTCTCAAGCTAATGATAATCATTTTTTGTTTATTATAAGAAACATATGTATTATTAATGAAATGATATTTATCCCTTCTAATCAGATAGCTATATTAGAAAAGGCGTTAAACCTTCCAGATGATGGAAGTTCACTATTGTCGAAATCTACTAGTCTTACTAAGGAAAGGCTTAATTTAGTATTGACTGATCTCAAGAACCCATCTAGTAATGAATTAGACTTAAATGATTATTTATTTGGAATCAATGAAAAAAACATTTGGGAAGTTTGGAATTCACTACCTATATCCAGGCAGATGTCAGTTAAAGGCAGGAAGGAGCAGGTAACGGGCTCGGCCTATCTGATTGATGTGTATACTGAATTTATTAGAGAGTTTATTAAAAAGCTTAGTAATTATAACCTAACTAGTAGGGAGGTGTGGGACAAAGAGATTTCTGGTTACCAATATCAAATTTCAGATTTAGGATTTATTGATATAAATCAAATTAGATCAACAGTAGAGAAAATCAAACTCATACCGAAGGATGAATTTGTAAGTCAGTCAAATCAGATAAATGTTGAAATTATATTATTTATAGTAACTTTTTCTTATTTTAAAAAATACCTGGAGAAGGTGAAGAACGTTAAAATAACAAAGAATAACGTGAATAAAAAAAGTGGTATTATAATTATACCTAAAAAAGTTATTTTCAATATTAGACATTATGAAGAAATACTAGAAGGAAGGAAGGAATGGGATGAGGAGGAGGAGGGGGATTTTTTTTGGGTTGACTAAAGCGGTGGAGGCGGAGGTAGTTGAGGAGTCGGTAGCAGACAAGGATCTAAAGGTCATAGAGACAGGACTAAATCAGTTTCTAAATAGTAATAATTGATAAAAATTTAAAATTTTTTTTGACCAATAACTATATAATTTCCTAGTTCCCAATATGTACTAATTATATTTATATTATCTAATTTTAACAATAAATTTTCTAATTCATTTTCTAGAAATACATGATAAAATCTAGATTCTTTTGTTTTTTTATCACTAGAAATAAAATCTACAAAATTGTCTTGTTCAATAAATTTTCTTCTTGATTTTTCTGGTTGTTTTAATGACCAAACTTGTATAATAAATTTACCTTTAGGTTTTAACACTCTTATTATTTCTTTTATACATTGAAATCTTCTTTCTTCTGTTGTTAAATGATGAATTACAGCAATACTTAAAACATAATCAGCAATATTATCTAATATAGGTAATTTCAAATTATTACCTACAATACTTTCTATACCTTTCTCAGTACTAATTTTACAAAAATTTGAACATAAATCTATTCCTATATTAATGCAATCCTGTCTTTTAAGTAGATTCTTACCATTACCACTACCTATTTCTAAAATAATACTATTTTTTTCGATTGAATCTAAAAAAACTTTTACTCCTTGCCATAAATAAGTTCTTGTTGTATCAAAATCTGATGCTATTAATTGATATGTATCATGAACATATTTCTTTTCTATATTATTCATTAATTCAGTTGTTGTTATTTAACTAAAATAATAAATAATATAAAATTAATCAAATTATTTATATAAATGTGATTTAAAATATTGTATGTAAATATATTTATATCAATATATTATGATTCCTAAAATAATTCATCAAATTTATTGGGATTTTGGAGGATCTAATAAGCCTCCGCCCAATGAATGGATAAAATATAGTAAAATCATAAAAAATAATCATAAAAATTGGAAATATATATTATGGAATGAAGAATCTTGTTTTTTTTTATTAAAAAAATATTATCCTTGGTTTTTGAAAACTTATCTAGATTATCAATATCCAATTCAAAAAGCTGATTCTATACGTCCGTTTATATTATATCATTATGGTGGTATTTATTTTGATATGGACTTTGTTTGTCTAAAAAATATAGATAATTTTTTTAAAAAAAAAGGAGTATATTTTCTAGAAAGTTCAACTACTCAAGGATTAACTAATTCTTTAATGGCTTCTTCTAAACGTCATCCTTTTTGGCAAAAAATAATAATTGATATGATTGATAATAAAAAAAAAAAAATATATCAAAATCATCATTTATACATAATGAAAAGCACTGGACCATATTTAATTACTAATAGTATAAAAAGTTATAATGGTTCAGATTTATATATATTACCAAAAGAAATATTTAATCCATGTGATATATGTAATAAAAATTGTGATAATTTACATAATGATAAAATATATTGTTATACTAAAAATTCAAAATCATGGAGTAAGTTCGATACAAATATGTTAAATAATCTATATTGTTTATTACAAATATAAAAAAAATAAAATGATATTATAATATGAAAAAAAATATTTTTATATTATTCATTTTTGTAATAGTAGTATTTAGTTTATTATGGAATAGAGAAAAGAACGATATGATTGCTAGTAATAATTATTTTCATTATATAAAAAAAAATACAGAATGTCTTAGTTATTTACAAACTATTAATCAAATTCCTGTATGGAGATTATCAATAATATATTCATTATTTATAGCATTAGCTAATAGTCTTGTTGTTAGTTATGTTTTACATAAGAAAAAACAAAATAATAAATTAAAAAATGTGAGTTCTTTTTCTTCTAATGAAACATTTTGGTTTATTATTGTTTCAATAATAATTATAAATTTTATAGGTATATATAAAATAATTACACATTGGAATTGGCATTATATGTGCGATTGGGGTTGTAGTAAATTGCCTTTAAATAAATGGAAAAATAGCAAGTTGAATTTAGCTAATAATTAAAATATTATTAAGCCATAAAAGAAATATTAATTTAACATAAAAAAAATATTTACATAAATTATAGTTTAAATGTATAATATTATTAAATGTCCAGAATCTAAAATATTATTTAATATTAATTCACCAGAAGGTAAAAATATAGTTATACATTATTTAAAGTATCTTAATGGAGGAAAACCAGTATTTCATGAAAATCATGACTGTACTGATAATAAAATAATAGAGAATAATTATCTTTTTTATAAAACATTAGTTTTTGGTTATAGATTATCTTTTGATTTAGATTTGAATAGATTTCCTGGAAATAATTTAGAATATTGGACAATATGTGATGTTCCTGGTGATGGTCATTGTTTTTATTGGTGTTTATATAGATATTTATATCTATTAAAAAAAAAATCTCCTATACCCAAATTAGAAATAAAATCAATTAAAACTAAACAAGAAGGACTAAAAGAAATAGCTATAATTAGAGAAGAAATATATAACATTGTAAAAAGAAAAGATAAAAGTCATAAAGATTTAAAAAGTATGAAAATAGGATACGAAACATCTAAAGATAGTAAAGGCTGTGATAAATCAGGATATGCGGTTGATACCGAAATGATGGAATGTGCTGAATTGTTTGATTTATGCATTTGTGTTTTTGAAGTAAAAATGACAAGTGGTGGTGAAAAACAATGGACAATATTTGGTGACCAATGGGAAGATGGTTCTAATATAATTTATATATTAAATACAGGAAATCATTTTCAAATATTATCAGCAAAACTAATTGTAAAGATTCCCGAACAATCAATTCATGTATTGACCGATTCACCTGTAACAGCCATAGTCAATCAAATAACAATGATGACAAAAGATTTTCTATTACCAAAACATAAATCAACTGATAGAGATGCTATTATGAGAATATATAATACAGATAAAAATTATGATATAAGAGAAACTCTAATTGAACTTATTGGAAAAGACCACTCGGAATTTGAAAACATATTAGGAACTTTTGATTTGCATTCTTCATTATCTGATAATGAAGAATGTTTTTATTCAGACATTGATAAAAAAATAATTAGAAAAATGGGTCCTGTCGGAAAAACTTGTAAACCCAATGGTTCTGGTTGTTGTTTAAATGATCCTTGGATTAATTATTGTGATTGGATACCCAAAGTTGGATGTATGCCAAAAAAATCTCCTGAAAAACCATATACTGCAAAAACTTTGATAACTAAGAAAACAGATAAATCTATTTCTAGTGATAAAAATATATCATATATTGCTAATTTAGTAAACATTAATAAAGATATAATTGAAACTATTTATCTAGAAAAAAAAAAGGATCCCGATGCAACATTAGAATATATATTACAAATGATTGGAACAATCATGGATATAACTTCAATATCTAAAAATGATGCTATTAAAGAATTAAATAAATCTAATATGAATTTAGAAGAAGCTATTAATAATATACTCCTTACACATACAGATAAGGATGTTAAACTTGAAGAAATTCCTGTATCTATTGATGATACTGTCCCTGACTTAAAATCTACTTCGTTAATTAAATTAGACATAAGTGAAGATATTGTAAAACATAAAACAGATTTGATTTCTTCAGAAACTAGTGATTTTGATTCAAAAAAAGAAAAAGATAGCTCTGAAATTGAAGGTTGGGATGAAGGATTAGATTTAGATTTAGATTTAGATCTAGTGTCTTCCACAATATCAAAAAAAGCAAAAGATAGCTCTGAAATTGAAGGTTGGGATGAAGGATTCGATTTAGATTTATATTAATAGTATAAAATATCTCTTAAATATTTAAAAATAAAGAGAATAGATAGGTGTAAAATTAATATAAAATAATAAATTTAATATTTATTAAAGTATTAAATTTATTTATAAATGATTTGAATAAATATATATTCTATAATTGAATTCAATTGCCTCTTTATCACAATGGTGATGTATATTAATTACGAATCCACCCATTTATTCATCGAACATTTCTTCTTTATCTTCTACTCTGCTTAGATCCCAATCTAAAGGTTGATTAAAATTAGTAGCACCCTTAAACATAAAAGACATATACTTTACTTTATCAATATTCCAATCTAAAGGTTGGTTGAAATTAATAGCTCCCATGAACATTGCATTCATATTTTCTACATTACTAGTATCCCATATTAAAGGTTGATTAAAACTTATAGCTCCCTTGAACAAATTCGCCATGTTTTTAACGGAATTAGTATTCCTTAATCCTAGAGGTTCGTGTCGCCCCGATCCAAAATTTACAGCATCATTAAACATATTATGCATATCTATTACACTACGAATATCCCAATCTAATTGTTGATTGAAACTTGAAGCACCTCTAAACATTTCACTCATATTTTTTACACTACTTGTATTCCATTCTAAAGGTTGGTCAAAACTGGTAGCTTTATAAAACATCAAATGCATATCTTCTACAGTACTAGTATCTGTAAAATTCAGACGTTGGTTAAAATTTCGTGCTTCATAAAACATAGTTACCATGCATTTAACATTACTAGTATTCCAATTTAAAGATTGGTTAAAACTTCTTGCTTCAGCAAACATACCCATCATGTTATCGACATTGCTTGTATCCCAATTACTTATATTATCATTAAAATAATGTGCTTGGCGGAATAAAAAACGCATATCTGTTACTTCTGAAGTGCCCCATTCATTAATTGGTGGACCATCCCATAGAGGATTTTCTAAATATTTCTTTACAGCAATTCTAATAGTTCGATTATCTAAATTATTATAATCAAGGAGTAATTGACATTGTTCTTCCCACCATTCTCTTGATTCTTCTATATTTGGATTGGTTGGAAAATATAATCTATTCATATCATGATACCATCTACACATAGATTTCCTAGAACCACACCTATCAGCATTTGGAAAATGCATTAAATCTGTTTTATCTATACATACTTGCGAAATCACATCCTCTATACAATTTTTGTCCGGATTATATTCAGAAAAAAGTTTCTTACAATTTAGATCCCCTGGTCTCTTAACAAGAATAAGATTTTTTTCATCTAAATATTGTTGAACCCGTTCGTCGTCGTCTGGATCCAAATCATATATATCTGCCTTATCTTTAGGGGGGGGAGGGGGAGGAGCGTCAGGATCATCGTCAACTTCGTCGGCATGAACCCGCTGCATCTCTCCATCATTATTTCTAGGGTGTTCATGTTCATTAAGTGCTGTATAAAATCGCTCTGGTTGCTCTTCTGGTTGCTCTTCTGGTTGCTCTTCTGGTGCTGTCATAAATCGTTCTTCCGTATTTGTACCACCAAGAAAAAAATCTAAATACTTTTTTAATATATATTTCCCCCTTTTACTTGTTACACTAATTTTTCGATTGTTTTTTGGATCTCTGATATAGTTATACATTTATATATAATATAACAATATATTATATATATTGTTATATTTAATATATATTTAATATATATTTAATATATATATATATTAAATATGAAAAATTCTTACTCTCAAATTTATAATCCTAAAACAAAAAAATATATAAATATAAATTCTCAATTAGGACAATATATAGCACTAAGATATTTTAATAAAATCGGTGGAGGTAAAACAAGTCCCTTCGACGGACCATGTCCTGAGAGTTCTAATTTTTATTGTCCAATAAGTCATGCTATCATGATAGATCCAGTTATTTGTTGCGATGGACAGACCTACGAACGTAATCATATCCAAAGATGGTTTGCGGGATGTGAAGCAAGTGTTGCTGGAACACATCATAATCCCGTTTATACATCTCCGATGACAATGATACCTCTTGCCAATAATAATCTTATTTCAAATATTGCACTAAGAAATGCTATCGAAGAATATAATCGATGGGTAAAAGAAAAAGAAACCAAAAAAGAAGTTAATGAAGAGATAAAAAACACAAAAGATAACCTTGATCATTTGGATGACGAATCAAAAAGTAATCTTGTTGAATCTTCTACCACGTTCCCTCAAGCTTCTGTAGAATCTTCTACCACGTTGCCTCAAGCTTCTGTAGAATCTTATACCACGTTGCCTCAAGCTTCTGTAGAATCTTCTACCATGTTGCCTCAAGCTTCTGTAGAATCTTCTACCACGTTGCCACAGGGTTCTGTAGAATCTTCCATTACGTTGCCTTCTTTAGATTATGATTCATCAGAAGAATATGATGATCCTTATCAGATTTTTTGGGATGAAATAATAAGAACAGCAGGAGAAGTTGACATACATATTCCTGATGATATTTCTTCTTTTACTGAACTTATAGAAATTTTAGAACGTATATGGTTTATTTCTAAAGGACCAGGTCCTTGGTTAAGTATATATGATGACATTGGTAGAGAACCTTATGGAGATTGGGAATATGTATTGCTATTAATGTGGAATTTAAATATTATTCAAAATATACATGACAGTATTTTTGGAAGACATTCAAGGCGTCTACCTTCCCATGGACGCGAACTTAATCATATGGGTATGTTAACAAAAATTTATTATAGTTATTTTAATCAATCTCTCTCTAGAAGAACTCCAGAAGTAATATTAAAATATTTTATTTATGGGGCGATTTCCTAAATATTTAAAGTAGTAGCTATTCTAGAATAATAGAATTATTTTTTTGATATATTCCATTCACATATTTCATCCAATGTAGGTTTATCCATAAAATCTAATAGTCTATTTAGTTCTTTATTATCCTCTTTAATAAGATAACCATTTAAAATTATCTCTAATTCGTTATTTAATTCTTGATCTGATAATGTTATTTCAGATAAATTTTTTTTTAAAATAGAATTATCTCCTGTAATATTTTTGTGTTTGGTTAAATTTGTTTTATTCAGATAACACCTATTTTCTGAAGAATTTATATGATTAGTTAATTTTTTTGTATTAACTAATCTTATGAATTGTTTAAATTTAGTCATTTTTTGTAAATGATATTTATTATCATTATTAATCAAATTTAAAATTATTATTAGAATTTTAAATTTTAGTATATTTCTCAATTTATTAATACATTGTGGTTTTAGTACTTAAAATTTAAATATGATAAATTTTATTTTTTAAGGAAATAACTTATATGTTAGTGTATTTTATAACAAGATTTTCTATATTTGATTATAATTTTAAAGGATATAATATTACAAATAAATTAAATATAGAAGAATATGAATCGTACTTATTTTCAGAAGATAGATTGAATTATAAATTTATGTGTTTCCAAAAAATTACATTACCTTCTATTATAAAACAAAAAAATCAAAATTATATTTGGGAGATTTATACAAGTGATAAATTACCTACAAAATTCAAAAATAAATTAATTGAGATTACAAAAAAATATGATAAGATAAAATTATTTTTTATAGAATCTTTTAAAGAATTCAATAATTCAGAAAAAATTGAAGATAAATACTGCACTGTTCGGTTAGATGATGACGATGCCTTAAATATTAATTTTGTTAGTACCTTAATGAAATATAAAGATAGAAATAATTTAGTAATATCATTTCCAATGGGTAGAAAATGTTCTATTCAACAAAATAGTATATTATATGGAGAACAAACAAATTTAAAAAAAACTGCTCAAGGATTATGTTCTATAGGTAAAAATATATATAAATTAGGTAATCATAATAAAATTGATTTAAAAAATGACGTAGTATACGATGAAACACCTAATATGTATTTAATAAATTGTAGTGAATTTTGTGATACTAAACGAAAATTTAGCTAGATTATTATTTTAATATTTTTATAATAAATATATATTATAAAAATATATATATATATATAATAAAATGTATAATAAAATCGTTAATCCTACAACTGGACGAAAAGTTAATATTAATAGTAAATTAGGTAAAAAAATATTAAGTAATTATTATTTTCATTTACTATCTGGAGGTTTTCCTAAAGATAATGAAGAAAAAAAACCTTTGTTAGAAGAAGAAATTCATACTGATAGTGAGATTGACTTAGATGATGTTATGTTAGAAGAAAAATCGGAGAGCGATATAGAAGAAGATATTGAAGAAAAACCTGAGAGCGATATAGAAGAAGATATTGAAGAAATACCTGAAACTATTATCGAAATTATGGAATATAATAAGTGTACAAGAGATGTGGCAGAAAATCTTTTAGTAAAAGATATAACAAAAAATGTTACATTTTTTCTAGATAAAAGCTATGATAAAGGATATTTAGATCCAGATTATAACCAATCAAAAGAAAAAATCAAAGAACAGTTAAAAAAACATAATTGGGATTTGGAAAAGCTTATTAATATATATGAAGATAATCCATGTTATCCGGAAAAATGTAATCTTAGTCCTGAAGATTTAAAAAAAAAAAGATCAGATCCGAATATCGTATCAAGATAATTATGTTAATTAGGTTACAGTCATTAATGTTGTAAGAAATACATAAATTTTACTACATTAATAAAGCTTGATGATTATTATATAAATTTGATATTTTATTTAATAATTTATTTATTTATAAATGACTTCTGAAGAGGTATATGTTCTATCACTGAATAAAAAGGGAAATTATTATGTAGGAAAATCTAAAAATAAACAATCAAGAATAAATGATCATAAAAATTTAAATGAAAACTCAGCTGAATTTGTTAAGGAATGTAATGGTGTATATAAGGTAGTTAAACCACTAACTCCCAAAGATGAAAACGGATCTAATTGGGAAAAAGATGAATTATTAGTAAGAATGATTAAACATGGATTTAATAATGTAAGAGGATGGGAATTTACTAATAAGAAACAATTAACCAATTCTGAATGTAATATAATTAAAACATTAATAATGGGATTAGGCGATAGATGTCGAAAATGTGGAAATGAGGGACATTATGCCAATAATTGTACTGAAAATAAAGCTAATTGGTTAATTAATTTAGAAAAGTGTATGAAAATATCACATGGCAGTGAAACTACAAAAAAAAAAATAACATCGAAGGATATAATAAATAGTCAAATAAATATATCTGTAAATAAATCTTCTACTAATAGAAAGAAAAAAGAATGCAAAAGGTGCGGAAGAACTAATCATACTACAAATAGTTGTTTTGCTGAATTTGATGTTAATGGTGAATATATTGATAGTGATTTAAGCAGCGATGATGATCATTATAATATGAGATGTTTTAGATGTGATAGAATAGGTCATTTTGCCAATGAATGTTATGCAAGATATGATACAAGGGGATATTTTATAATGGATTAATAGACTGTTTTATTATTCTAAACACAACAATTCCTAATAAATTCTTCTATTTAAATAGGATTTTGATAGATATATTTAGAAGGAACAATAATAAGTTCAATATTAGGTTCTAGGCATAATTTAATTTTTTTTAAAATGTTTATTTAAATATTTTTGAAGACTAAAAAATGCTAATTTATCATCCTCATTTAGTTCTAATAATTCTATTAATTTATTATCTGGTATAATTTTTCTCATATCGAGGTCAGATTGTAGGGAATTTTCTTTGATATATTTTGTTAAATACCTAGTTACTTCAGTTCTTGCCATTTTTGTACCATGTTCTACTTTCAAAAAATCACATAAAGCATTTGATAATTCTTGTGGTGTTGCAAAACTGGATTCCTTTTTGTTTGAAGTATTCTTTTGGCAATCCTGCTTGTTTTTTTTGTGCAACTTTTTATACAAATTATAATCAAACCAACAACGTACATGCTCCATTGTTTTATCGGTTACCAAAAATGTTGTATCAATAATGCTGTCGATATTGTAAAGATATTCTCTAATCCAATCACCTGGTGGTTCGTACCATTCTTGTAGTTCATCATCAGCAACTGCATCTTCTACTATTTTATTAACTAGTTTTAAAATTATATTCTTATTTGTATGTATAAAATTATCTATAATATCAGGTGAAAGATCTGATACTTCTATAAACTCAGGTGAAAGTTCTGAAATTCCATCATTCAAATTATCTTCACCATCTCCTCTTCCATTAGTCATATCTGCCATAATTTGTCGCCATATTAGGTTAATTAATCTAATACTGATTTCATCTATTGTTTTATCACTATCACTATCACTATCATTATGATCTACGAGTAGGTCGCCATCCCATTTATTATATTCTGGTGTAAAATTTTTTCTGGCAATACAAACTAAATCTGAATTAATGTATTCTTCAGGAGTTTGTGGTATCATTATTTATTAATATCTATTAATCTATAAGTAAATGTTATTGTGAGTTTATAATTTAAAGTTTCAATATCATTATTAAAGAAAAATCTTTAAACCAATCTGAATCAGTATTTAAGATATAATTTGATTTAAAAATTATTTATTATTTAATTAATTAATGACATATCAATATCAAGAAAGTATTGATAGTGAAAAAAGTATTAATTCTATGGAAGAGGAAATTTTAAACACAGATTCTAATATCCAATATAATTCTGAAGATGACTCTTATTCTGGACCTGAATCCGACAATATTTCAGAATATTCTGATTATGATTCCGACCTGGAAGATACAAATTATTTGGAAGAAATTCCACTAAAAGATAAATTTATACCTTATCTTTATAAACACCAAATAGAAGCAATTAATGCTAAAGCTAAATATAAAAAATGTCTAGTAAATATGTGGTGCGGTACAGGAAAAACTAGGACATTCACCTTTTCTATCTTTAATGATGAAAAAAATCTAAATGTTATTGTTTTTCCTTCCTTAGGATTAATTAATCAATATAATAATGACTATTTTAATAACAATAATGATTTTTTTAACCAGAATTTTTCTAATTACCAATGCTTAGCTTTTTGTTCTGACGATGAAGGAAAACTAAATATCAAAAATGATAGAATTAAATATACTACTAAAGAGAGTATTTTGGATAAGTTTTTGAAAAAATCAAATTGTAAAAAAATAATATTAGTTACCTATCAATCTTTTGAAAAATTTATCAATGAATGTATTAAACACCAAACAATAATAGATTATCTAATCTGGGACGAAGCTCATCATATTTTAGGAGAAAAGATACAAAATATTGCTTTTAATAATAAATCTCTAGATCGTATTGTAGATAAAAAAGAATATTATACTGCAACTCCTATCAATCGTAATGGTATTACTATGTATGATAGAGAGGAAGAATATAATAGTGATTGTGGTCCATTAGCATATGAATATCTATATTATCAGGCTGTAGAGGATAAGATTTGTAAACCATTTCAAACCCAAATATCTTTATATATGGAAAAACCAGAATATAAATCAAAATATACTCCTATTTTTGAATCAATTATTCGTTCGTGTTTATCAGGAGAATACGAATATTGGAATGTGCTTACTTATCATCGATATGTAAATGATAATGAAAATCAATCTGTCTCTACTGTAAAAGAATTTGCTTCCAAAAATAATGAAAAAATATTAAAAAAAATATTTATTAGAATTCAAAATGAGGAGTTTTCCCATACAAAAAATATCTTTAATGTTGAAAATTTAAAATTAGAAGGTGTCGATGCTACTACAAAAAATCGTCAAAAAATAATTAATGATTTTGATCAAAAAGTTTCTGGAAGAATCTATATATTAGCATCTTGTGGTATTTTAAATGAGGGTATTGATACAAAATGGGCTAATATGGGTGTACCGATTGACCCTACACAAAGTATAGTAAAAGAATCACAAAGAATTGGAAGATTGGTTAGACTTCCTGAACCAAATATGCCACCAGCTATTATATTGATACCTTGTCTGGTAGATATTACTAAATATAATACAATGGATACCGACTATAAAAAGGATCAAATGATAAAACAAGAATTAGTGGAATCTGGCAATTTTAATACAGCTTTAAATGTAATTAGTGCTTTTAAATACCAATATGATCCAGAATTATTTGAAATGTGTTTAAAATATCCTAATATGTATGCACCTCAGGAAGTCGAGGATAATTTGTTAAAGCATGGATTAGAAGTGCTTGAAAGTAAAGGTAATTTATTAGAAAACCTTAAATTTATATGTAATGAAGATGATATTGATTTAGATGTTGAATCGTTTGAAGAGACAGATGAAATAGATATCCTAAATGATATAGCAGAGCAATGTGAAAAAACTATTGAGGTTCATACACAAAGTTATGATAATCCTGTTATATATTATAATGAGGATGCGGTTGATTTGGAACCTTTAAGATTATTTTATAGTGAAGATAATAAAACTTATTCTCCTGTTGTTAAAAAAGATAAAAAAGAAAAAATTACAAAAAAATCAATTAGTGCACTGAAAAAAAGACCAAAATTATTTGATATACATACTCACCCTGATTTGGAAGTTTTATGGAAAATCAAAGATGTAAATTTAAATAAAATGTTTGGTCAAGGAATATTAGATGTAGATATAAAATGGAATGTAAAGGCATGGAATACTAATTATGAGTTGTTAAAAGAATACATGTTGAAAAATAATGATCAATATCCACCACATAATTATATAACAGAAGGTGGGATTAAGATTGGTAGTTGGATAAGTAAACAACGACAATATAAAAAAAAAAATAAATTAAGTCAGGGTAAGATAACTAAATTAGAATCTTTACAAGGATGGTTTTGGGGTCGGTTTAGGGAAATGGATTTTGATAAATTGTGGGATACTAAATATATGTTAGTAAAACAATATATGTTGGCTAATAACAATCAATCACCACCACAAAGTTATACAATAACCGGGGACATTAATATTGGTACTTGGGTAAGTCACCAAAGAAAATTAAAAAAAAACAATAAATTAAGACCTGATAAAATAACTAAATTAGAATCACTGCAGGGATGGTTATGGGAAGTGGATTTAAATGAAATTTGGATTATTAACTATAATATATTAGAAAAATATATATTAGATAATAATCAATGTCCATTACAAAGTTATATAACAGAAGACAAGATTAATATTGGTGCTTGGATAAATACTCAACGAATAAATAAAAAAAACAATAATTTATCCCCATATAGAGTAACTAAATTAGAATCATTACAAGGATGGTTTTGGGAATTGGATTTTGATAAATTGTGGAATACTAATTATGAGTTATTAAAAGAATACATGTTACATAATAATAATAAATGTCCAAGCACGACATATGGGACAATAGGTAATTGGGTAAGTCACCAAAGACAATATAAAAAAAACAATAGTTTAAGCCCTGTTCACATAACCAAATTAGAATCATTACAAGGATGGTTTTGGGAAATAGATGAAGTATGGAATACAAAATATAAATTATTAAAAAAATATATGCTAGCTAATAACAATGTATGTCCATCAGCAAAATATGAAACAACGGATGGGATTAAGATTGGTAATTGGGTGAGTAGTCAACGACAATTTAAAAAAAAAAATAAATTAAGTCAGGATAAGATAACTAAATTAGAATCCTTACAAGGTTGGGTTTGGGAATTGGATTTAGATGAAGGATGGAATACTAATTATGAGTTGTTAAAAACGTACATGTTGAAAAATAATAATCAATGTCCAACAGGGAGTTATGTAACAACATGTGGGATTAAGATTGGTACTTGGATAAGTAAGCAACGACAAGATAAAAAAAAGGGTAAATTAAATCAAGATAAAATAACAAAATTAGAATCCTTACAAGGCTGGTTTTGGGAATTAGATTTAGATGAAGGGTGGACTATTAATTACGAGATATTAAAAGAATGTATGGTGAATAATGATAATCAATGTCCTGTGTCTAAATATGTAACAACTGGTGGGGTTAAGATTGGTGTATGGATATCTAAGCAACGAGATGATAAAAAAAAGGGTAAATTATCTCCAGATAAAATAACTAAATTAGAATCATTACAAGGATGGTTTTGGGAACAAAAAAAAAAACACAAGTCAAAACCCACAATAATCCCAAAAGAAAATAAGCCCGAATCTTATTATGCTAATATTATTATTAATACAATTAGAAAATACAAGATAAAAACTGATGAAAAATATGCAAAAAAAGAATCAAGAGAAGAGCAACAAAAATTAAGAAATCATTTAATTTCAAATTGTCCAGAAATGTGTGCATTTTGTGAAAAAAAATTTCCTTATTATTTATTAGAAACAGCTCATATAAAACCAAGATGTATATTAAATTATTACGATAAACATAATTATAATAATGTTATATTCTTATGTAGATTGTGTCATGTAATTTTTGATAAAGGTTTTTTAAGTATATTTGATAATGAATTATTAGTTAGCGATAAATTGAATATATTAGAGTATGATTTGGCTGATTATACAAATAAAAAGAAAAATTTTACGAAAGAACAACAAACATTTTTTGATTTTCATTATAAATTCATATATAAATTTTAGATTTCCTTATTAAAGTAGAATTCTTTTGATAAACATATCATAAATATCCTTCTTCGCAATCACTACAAATATCAAGCTCCGATACACTATTAGTTTCTTTTTTACATTTTGAACAAATAAATACAGCAAGTTCATCTAAATATGAATAACTATCATAATCATCATTATTATGGTCTAATTGCCAAATAATATTATTATAAACTAAATCCGCAATTCTTTTTTTATGTCTTTCATAATCAATATCATAGTTTAATATTAGTTCCCACAACGATGATTCATACAGTCCATTGAAAAAACCTAGAATACCATAAATTATTTTATCTGCCATATAATCACTCCATTCTTTTTCTTCATCTTTTGTAATTAAATTAAGAGCTTTTTCAATAATATATTTTATATCGCTCCATGACTGCCACATTTCTAATCCTTGCATCATATGATAATCGAAATGACTATTACTACTAAGACACCACTCATCAATACCTTTTCTTATAATAAGAAACGCTTCGATTTTAATTGATTGCCATTCTTTCCAGCTAGAAATTTTATATTAGATATCTGATATCTTCGGAGTTGATTCTTTAAAGAAGTTATCTCATCCATCTTATCACAAATATCTTTATCATATAAAATTTTAGAACATGTTACTAAATTTTCCATTATTTATATCAATTAAATTTAATTTTTTAAATCAATATAAATTTAATCTATTTGTAGTAACAAATTTTCACAATTTTTCTCCAGACAACATTCTTTTATAAATTCTTCCATTTCAGTAGGATTTTGATAATTATATTTAGAAGGGATAATAATAAGTTTAATGTTGTGTTCTAGGCATAATTTAATTTTTTTTTCATCACGAAGTTGTTGATTTTTAAAATTTTCAGTATCATTATTGTGGAAAAATTCACAAAATTCCTCGTGTTGTCGTCCATTATATTCGAAAGCCAATTTAAGTTCATTACAATAAGCATCTAGTTCTAGATTACATCCTGTGTCAGAATTTTTAAGCCAATTTGGTCTAAGTTTTATAAAAGAACTATTGGGAAATATTTTATTCAAAATATCGTTCATTAGGGCTTCGGATCTCGAATTTTTACATTTACATCCTAGTGATTTCTTATTAATAAATACATTAATTGAACTACTAGTTACAGTCATATTACATTCCTTACATTTTATAGGTGGTTTAAAATTTTTACCTTCTTTCCGGAGTCCTTCAATTAATGCTTCATCATCTATTTGTAATTCTGTATTTCTATTTACACACTCTTCTTTAATCTCATCAATTCTATTTTGCCATTGATTAACTCTACCACATAAACATTTATAGCTTAGTTCTAAATTAATAAAATCGTTAATACGACAAGTAAATATCTCATTACATTTTAAACATTTCATAGTTGGTTTATATTTTCTACCTAATTGTCGTGTACCTTCAAGCCATTTTTTGTCATCGTCTAATAATTCGCATTCTCTTGTTTTACATATTTCAATAAATTTATCTCTTTTTCCAATCCAATGATCTATGTTCGGACATGAGCAGTTTAATAATTTTTTATAAAATATATCTTCTACTCTAGTAGAGATACAAATAGTATCACATTTTTTACACCTGATTTTTGGTTTATAAAATTTTCCATCTTTTTTTGTACCAATTATCCAATCTTTTTCTGTATCGAACAATTCATATTCTTTTTTATTACAATCTTTTGTAAATTCATCGTATTTTAAGAACCATTTAATACGATTATTACATTTACAGGCAAGAATATTTCTTTTTCCAACAAAATCATGTATTCTAGTAGTTATTACAGTGAAATCACAAATTTCACAATGCAATTCTGGTTTATAATTTCTACCTTTTTTTTTTGTTCCTTCAATCCATTTTTCTAAAGTATCTTTTAAAATTACAGAACGAGGTATACAATGAATACAATTAAATTCATCATACCTATTCATCCATGATCTTGACATTATATATTTAAATTAAAAGTGATTATAGATTTATATTAATCAAATTTAAATAGTATTATAAATTGAATTTATAATACTATTTAAATAATCAGTATAATTTCTAATTAGCTATATAAACTTATATATTAATTTAATTAAAATTTGATTATAAATTTTATAAGAAATTTTATTTATTACAACAATGGATTCTAATTCTGATTCTAATTCTAATTCAAATAATAAATCTGCTCTTGAAAATGTTTTTGATAGTAAAGAAAGTGCGATTTTATTCCTAAATTGGATATTAAGAGCTAATGTAAGAAAAGTTAATAAAGACTTTAATTTTTCACTATTAGAAACATCTTCTGAAGAGCAACTGATTCAATTTATGAAAGATACATTATTAGATTTAACCTTAAATACTAAACATATAGCGAAAAAAAAGAGGATAGCTATAGATAATGTTGCCTTTCAAAAGTTAAAATGTAAATTATGTGATGGTAGTCCGTATTTAACTCGTTTTCCATGTAATGAAGATGAATATAGATTTACAAATTTTTCAGAATGTTCCAATTATTTAATAAATCAAGGAAAAACTTGTTTTTGTGATAACTAAATATTTACTTATAAGAAATTTATGCGGTGGAACTCTTAGGTGCTAAACATAACTTAACATTTCCTAGGGAAGCTACGTTATATTTTATTATTAATGGATAATCATTTTTAAGGTATAATTCGATTGAGTTGCATAAATTTGTACATTTTGTAAATAATACAAGATGTTTCAAGGCAAATACACCCTGCACAACTTCTTCGGGATTACTGTTCTGAATAAAGGACATTCCTGCATGCGTTTCGCCTAGACAGGTTTCTTGTTCTGCATAATCCCCCTTGCAACTAAACAGCAGCTGATTCCCCACACTCTTGATTTCCATATTATCCGCTATGTTGTGCATATCACGACAAATCTTCTGGAAATCGTTGGAAGGCATGGTTAAAACGCTCTCAAACGAGGCAGGGGGGATATCTATTTTTTCTTCTGGCAAATCCATAAGATTTAACTTATATTTTGTAAGAGAATTTTTCTCTCCATTTTCTATTCTAATTCCCAATCTATTTGGATCATCTTTTTCAATGTATAAACTTAGGGTATCATTATTATTCATAGTTTTAATAAGTTTAAACAAGCACAACATAGAAATACCGATTGTTAGTTTCCCATCATCCATTTTACTAAATTTTTCAAATTTGTTAGCATCTAATTTAAGATGAACCAGGACAGTATGACTAGGATCCATTGTCATTATTTTAATACCACTACTTTCTATTTCAATATTCGCATCAGTAAGTATCTCTTTTAGTGCTTCAATCAAAATTCTAAATGCGGAAGATTGTACTGTCTTTAACTCAAAAATATAATCACTATTATAAGATTGATCAGTATTTTCACTCACTTCATTCGCTACTTCAGACATTTATGATATAAATTTAAACGCATTTCTTTAAATAGTTTAAATTTATTATAAGTAAGAAAATTATCTATTTATATTATATAAAAAAAATGTATAAAAAAATCATGAATCCATTAACAAATAAAAAAGTTAATATATATAGTAAATTAGGTAAACAGATTATCAGAAATTATTTAAGAATTTTCAATGGGGGAGGGACAGTCAAGGAAGAAGCGCTATTTAATACAGATGATATAGTTGAAATTCATAATCTCAGTAATGACATACATCCGCAGGACCTAAAACATGTTGGTAAACTAGGTATAATTTTGGAACTCAATAAGGTCCATCGTGGGTATAATATGGAAATACACTATATTATTAAACTTGTTAATACTGGAGAGCAGCATCTTATTAGACAAAATAACTTAAGAAAAATATTTAATAAAGGTGATAGAGTTGAAATTCATAATCTCAGTAATGACATAAGCCCAGATAACCTAAAACATGTTGGTAAACAAGGTATAATTTTGTCCTTAATGGAGGCCCATGCAGGGTTGAACTCCACAATATACTATAATGTTACACTTCCTGATGGAAGTAAATTAGATATTAGACCAAATAACGTAAGAAAAGTAGAAGTAGATTATGATTCTAGTCCAATACCACCCGTGCTGGAGAGAGAGAGAAGACCTTATGGAATGGAATGATGTATTTAAAAAAAGAAGAAAATATTGAATTTGATATCTGCAAAATTTATCAAGATTTAATATTTTCTTCTTTTTTTCTAATTATTTGTTATTAGTAAATAATGTTAAAATAAAAGAATATAAAATTGACTTTATTTTATATTCTTTTTAGGTTAAATTAACATTTAAAATTAAAAATTTCCATTCTTTTAATGTTCTATCATATGAAATATGTTCTGTATTAGAATTATTATCACACGCGTTAAGAAGTTTATTTTCAAATTTTTGGTATACGTGTTGAATTTGGGCAGGAGATAAATCATTAGCAGTATTTTCATTTAATAATTTAGTAGGAATAGCATTTTTAATTGTAATAACAGCACTTATATTATTAAATTGTGGATAGTTATTTTTATTATTTGTATTAAATTCAACACCAGCAGCAGAATGTTGTGAATTTTTTGGATAAATTTTAAAAGCCTCTTCAAAATTAACACCACGTATATCAACAGCAGATGTAAAATTTATAGAACCATGATCATTTTCAATAATTAAAGGACATTGTCTCATTTGAGAATTACTTAGGAGCTGTAAGGAATCTAGACTAAAAGGATAACTTCTATATTCAGATTGGAAATGAGGAGATATTATAGGAGGTAAATATTCATGAAAATCTTTTGTTAAGTTATTTTGTTTAATAGATAACGAAGTTTCATCAGGAAATTCTACAATATATCTTAATTCAGGGGCTAATTCCCTAATTATTCCACGTTTACCGTTATGTTCTTCATTACTTAGATTATAAATTTCAACCCGATCATTTATATTTAAAATTTGTGGGGGTGGGGTTGGGTGAGTATGTAGATTTCTAAAAATATAAATATTATCATTTATATTTCCGGATGTCCATGTAGGTGTAGTGGATGCTATATAAGCTAGTAGTTGATAGTGATCAGGCTTTTCTGAGCTCGTTGCACGAAAAAAATCACGTGCAGCCCCCTGTTCAGTATTTTGTACAATTCTTTGAGCAGTCCTGATCTCCTTTTCATTGATAGGGTTATTGGGGTCAAATTTCAATTTTAAAAGTTCCCAGGGAGTGGTGTGTATCAAATTATGGGTGGTGGTGGTGACTCTGGCGGCTTCAGCGCTGGGTTCTCTAGTTTGTACCATAAAAAGATTTTCTTCTTTAATACTATATTCCTTATCATTTACTTCTACATGATATCGATAAGTATTATTTCTACTATCCCACTGTGATTGTGTAACTCTACCTCTCAAGGTTTCCAATTCTGGTCTCAGTGTAATTACTCCAATTTGAACGATATCACCAGTATTAAATTCTGGTTCTCTGTGACCAGAACCTCCATCAACAATTCTTAAATAATTTCTTACAATCTGTTTACCTAATTTGCTATAAATACTTACATTTCTTCCTGTTTTTGGATTTTTGATTGTTCTATACATTTTTTTTTATATAGTATACATAGATTTATTTAATTAATAATATAAATCCTTGTTTTTCAAATACACGTTGTATAAAGGCTGTTGGTGTCTCTCCATGAGAAACTAATATTGATTCAGGACTGCTCATTTTAATACTTATTTATTATATAATTAATAAATATTAAAAAAAAGAAGAAAATATTGAAATTGATTCTAAATTTCTATACTCTTTATTATTAAATCTTAATAAATTTTGCGGATACCATTTTGTAATCCAATCTATCATATTTTTACAACCCATTCCTTTATTACATTTACTACATATTGGTAATAAATTGTCTAATACTATATCACCATTATTAAACTCTGATAATATATGACCTGCTTCAAAATTATTCTGATATATTTTATCTGTATTACATACCAAACAATATACACCTCCCTTATTTTTTCCAACGTATTTATTCCAGCAATCATCCTTTATTTTTTTTGGTATTGGTTTCTTTTTTTTTATCCTAAATTTTTCAGGAGCCACACCAGTTACATCCTTAACTATATTTCTTGCCCAATCATATCCCCATTTATCATTACTAGAATAACTGTATAATCCTAAATAAAATTTCCATTTTACTGCCTTCTCATATTGTGTTTCTGTTATTCCAGAAAATCTATCTCTATTCCATGTCTTAAAATAATCATTCTTATCTTCTATATATTTAATTAAATTTTTAGAATCAATAATCTTTAATTCATTTATTAGATAATCTATCGTTTCTTGAAAATAATTAAAATTTATGAAAGGTCTATATCCCCGTACACTCTTATTTGACCAAACTTCTGGATATTTTTCCTGAAAATAATCCATTGACTCTTTTAAAATTGATTTATCACTATCTATCTCTAATAATTCTGGTAATTGTGTATTTTTATTTAATATAATATAGTTATTTTTAAGTTCAACTTTACTTTCTATATCTATTATCTCTACAAAAATCTCTATATCATGGGAATAATCCTCATACATTTTTTTTAAAGCCCTATATCTGTGTTGACCATCTATTAAATAGTATTTTTCTTCTAAATGATTTAAAGATAATATTCCTAAAAAATTAGTTCTATTCTTCTCTTTCAATTCTCTTAATTGGTATTCAATTATTTCATTAACTTTAGAAATATCTATTATTCTTTGTATTTCTGGCACTATTATACAATATTCATTTATTAATTCACTTATCTTTACTTTCTTTATTGATTTATTATTTAATATTAGTTCTGTCATTCACTAAAAAAAAAAAATAATTAAAAATACATTAAATACTATCTTTAAATATTTTCTTTTTTTTTCTTATATAAATTTTGTAATAATGGTGTTTTAGAAAGAATAAAAATATTTGGTTTTATTTCTTTATCTTTATTCATTTTCTCATACTTATTTTCATCATTAATATTCATTAATATTATTAAACTTTTTTTTTATATATTTTAGCCATATATTAATCTATATTTTCTTTTATTGAATCTTTCTACATTCTCTGGATAAAATTCATTTATCCATTCATTTAAATTTTTACTACTCATACTTCTATTACATCCAGAACATATAGGTAGTAAATTATCTAGTGATAAATTACCTCCATCTTTTTCTGAAATTATATGACCTGCTTCAAATTTATTCATATATATTTTTTCATTATTACAAATTAAACAATATGCCCCCCCTATTGATTTTCCTATTAATTTATTCCATAAATCATCTCTTAATTTTTTAGGAATACTTGTTTTTTTTTTTATTTTATTATTATATTCCTCAAAATATTTATCTACTATTTCTTTAACCCATACATAACCATACTCATTATTACTTGTATGACTAAATAATCCTAAATAAAAATTAAGTCTTTTTGCTTTGTCAAATTGATTTTTACTAATATCAGTATATTTGGATATATCATTTTCACATAATTTTAAATTATAGTTTTCAATATAATTAATTAAAGTTTTAGAATCTTTTATATTTAACTTTTCTATTATATAATTTAAACTTTCCTGAAAATTATTAAAAGAAATTAGTGGTCTATGTGACTTTAAACTTTTTGACCAAATATTCGGATATTTATCTTGAAAATATACCAAAGTTTCTTCTAATATTATTTTATCTACATCTACAGAAAATTCTGGTAATGGAGTATTATTATTTATTATATTATAATTTTCTTTTAGTTCTTCAAAATCATTTACATTTACAATCTCAATACAAATATCTACATTATGACTATAATTTTCATATAATTCTAACAAAGCCTTATATCTGTGTTGACCATCTATTAAATAATATTTATTATCTACATTACAATAATTTATCGTAATTAAACCTAAAAAATTAGTATTATGTTTACATTTCAACTGATTTAATTGATAATTAATTATATCATCTACTTTTTTTTTATTCAATATTCTTTGTATATTAGGTTTTTTTAAATCATATTTTAGTAAATCATTAATCTTTATTACTTTTATAGTTTTATTTTGAAATTTAATTATATTTTTCATAATTACAAATAAAATATTAGAATTGATAAAACTTTAAATAATTTGAATTTACTATCAATTTAGATATAAATTTATACATTTTTACTATTTGAAATGTTATTAATCTAATTACTTCTAAGATACTATTTTTTCATTTACAAATTTTATTATATCTTTATTTATATTTTTCATAACATCACTTATACGTTTTCTATTTTTTTTTATAATTTCTTTTAATTCTAATTTTGTTAAATTTTTTTTATTAATTAAACTAAATAAAGCTTTTTCATTTTCTATTAATCCATTATATAAACCTATATTATATCCTGTTAATCTATTAATATTTTTATAATAATCTACTTCATTAAAGGATATATTATTGGTATCAATATTGTCACAGTTCCCTATTGTTCTTATTCCTATACATTCTCCTTTGAGGCTAGTAACATTTGTACAATAAACATTGTTAATATCAATATCTATAGATGCTGTAATTAAAATTGGTACTATATCATTTCCAAGATAATTTTTTTTATGCAGATTATAATTAATGAAATCATTTGTTTCATAAATATATTTATAGTCATTTAATCTATTTATATTACAATCACACTCACTACCAGAATTTGATATATTTTTCATTATTACATTATCAATTTTAATGTTACTACCTCCTGAAATAAATAGTATTAAATTTCCTTTCATAACATGATTCATCTGATCTCTTAGATTAACAAAATATAGTGAATTTTCATTTTTAATATCAATTAAATTCTTTTGAGATTCAAACCATCCTTCTATCATAATTTGAGGTATATTTAGTGACTTAGATGCTATTTTAAATGATGAATCTATATTTATATATTTAGCTAATATAACTGTCGCATTAGTCATAGAATTAGGTAAATAGTATCCATTATTTTTGTCATATATATCTAGATAAGGCATCGTATTTCCAACAGTACCTAAATGTGGTTTTTTTTTATCTGTCATTGTAATAATTTCTCTTGGGAAAGAATCTAAATTTTCAAATAAAATATCATGTACTACTATATTTTTATTTCCTATTACGCCTTCCATATTTTTTAAAAAATCTCCTACTACAACTCCTAAACCATTAAATACTATTCCGTATACATTTCCTTCTGGTAATTTAGTATTATTAGTGAATAATTGAGATATAGGTTTTTTATTCTCTAAAATTAATTTATATACTTTTTGTATCATTTCCATTTGTAATTCACATATTATAGTTTTTATAGATTTATTAGTATTTCCATTAATATTTAATGAAGCATTGGGATTATGTTGCCATAATTCATATAAAAATCTTCTTGTATATAATGCGTTAGAATAAAGGAAATTTATATCTACTATTTTTGATGAATCTTTAATTTCTATATTACGACATATCACATTCTCACTTCCATTTAAAGCTATACCTCCAACCTCATAATCTTTTATAATTAAATTTTCTAATAAAATGTTTTTATTTCCATTTCCATGTATTCCATGATGAGAACTCAAACCGATAGTTCCATTTTTTATCCAAATATTACTTGGATATTGAATATCACCAAAATTTGATGGTCCTTGTCCAGCTATAAAAGGACTCTCATTTAACTCTATATTAGAATAAAATCTCTGGTGATAATAATGCATATTTGATTGTTTTAAAGTTTTATTATTTAAATCAATTATAACATTATCACACTCTATCGTTATTGCCGCAAAAAAACCAAATTGATATGGTGGTTTCGGATAATCATTTATTTGATCCGGATATCTAGGATGAAAATTATCTAAAACATTCTTTAAATCTTCACAATTTTGCGATGATTCAACATCTTTATTAGGACTAAAATTTATATTTTCAGTTAATATATAAATTCCAGGAATTTTTATTCTTAAAGTACCATTCTCAAAACTTTTATTATTAATATAAAATTTTTGTATAGATGAATCATTAGATAAACTTTTCATATTATTTAAAATTTCTAAATTATTTTTTGAATATAAATTACGAACATTCGTTTCTAGATTATTATAAGAATTTATCATTTAATATATATAAATAATAAATTATTTATATATCCAATCTTTTATTTCTTGTAAAATTTTAACATCCGCATAATTATATTTTACTAAATCACATAAACCATTTAGTAAATCTTTTTTTTTTAAAATATTATAATATTCTATCATAGCTTCAAATCCATCTGATACATTTGATTTCCAACTACTTTTTATAATATTATTAGTAATTAGAGCTTTTCCTACACTTTTTAATGAATAGTTAAAGCAAGATTTTATAAATATATTTTCATTTTTTATAATTTTATTTAAATCAATAAAATTAATGGAATAATCAATATTATATTTTTTTTTTATATTCTTATATATTATACTTTCTATATCACCCCAATGATATACAGATATTGATATGTTATTTGAAAATTGCTTTATATCATAAACTAAATCATTAAATATTTTTTTTTCAAATTTAGTAGAAATATTTTCAACTAAATAATATTTATATTTTAAAGTACCATTTTTTCTATCTATAAATAATGCACCTATCATAAAAACAAAAGTATCTTCTATAAAGTTTATATCTTCTGTAAATATGTTATTTAATAATTCATAATCTACAAAAATTTCTTTATCTTCACTTCTTTTTATAATATTTTTACTATCAAAATTTGTTAAATCAGTTCCTTTATTAATATTTATAATGCCATATATAATTTTTTTCTTTTTTTCTGATTTATTTATCATATCTAATTCAATTTTATCCCATGAATCAACATTATACTTTTCTATTATAAAATTTCTATCCTTGTAACTCATATTCCATATTAAAGTTATTTCATTATATTTGTTAGCTATAATTTCTTTTGCTCTTCTCCAAGAATTATCATTAAGATTTTTCATATTGGGATATAGTTCTATTTTTTTTTCTTTTGAATCTAAATTTATACTTGATCCATGTAATAATAAAAATTTATACCATTTTTTTGCTAATGATATATTTTTTTTTAAAAAACTAAAATCAGTGTTTATATCATAAATTATATAATTTTCTTTAGATAGCTTAATATTTCTAAAAACTATTATTATTTTTGGAGAAATATTATGATAACGACTTACTAAATTATAGTCATAAAAAATTCTATATTTTAAAAGTAAATGTCTTTTATCATTCGATAATATATTATTTTTTTTTACTTTGCCGGTGAAATAAGCGAATTTTATCATACAATATGATTTATCATTTATATCTAAATCATATAATTTTTTTACAAATTTACTTGATAGTAGTAAATCTATCTGTGTTTCATAGTTAAAATATCTAATTAATAAATTATAATAAAAATCTTTATTTAAATAATTATTATAAATAATGGTTTTTCTATTAGAATATAAAAATTTTATATTTAGATTGGTTAATAATTCTTTTATTGAATTCCCTTTAAAATCAATACTCTTTTTTAAAATAAAATTATCTTCAATAATCTTATCTTTTTCATAAGAATATAAATTACCATATAAATCAAGCCAATCTAAAATTGGATCATTAATTAAATAATTTTCTAGATTTTTGAAATTAATTACTTTTCTAACCATTATTAATATACTTTTAGAAATAATTATTTTGTCTATTTACTTGTTAATGAAATTTATATATATATTTTAATTTAATTTTCTTTTTATTTTTTCGTTGATTTTATACCTTAACACTTCATTAAATCCTATTTCACATTTTTCATAACAATTCAATTTATCAAGATAGTCTTTAATAAAATTATAAGATATACTATCAAGAATTATTTTATTACTTGCATATGATTTATTATTATTTACTTTAAAATTATCTGATATTTTATACCTTACATTTTCAATTTTATCTATTTCACATTTAAATAATTCTCTTATATAAAAATCACTATCTTTTAATGGATTAATTGTAAATGGATTTGAATTATCAAAAGTATTTATATTACTATAATATTTCTTTTTTATTGTAGAGTACAAATTACTTATTTCTCCTGCGTATAAATCATTGGCATAAATCAATATTTCATAATGATCATTAACCTTATATTTATTAGCATTTTCATCTATAGATATATTTTCTAATATTAATCTTCTTTTATGTTTATTTCGTAATAATTCTTCTGTAAAATTTTTTAAGAATATTTCATATAGTGTTAAATTTAACTTTTCATGTACATTTTTAACAATAGTGTAAATTATATATCTAGATAAATATAATGACCTATCTTTATTAACATTTAAAATAATATTATTAGAAACTGTTACAATTTCATTTATATTTTTATGTAAATCATTAATATTTAGTTTATGATTCATATATGTATCAATATTCTTTTCATTTTCTGATTCAATTGATAAATCATTTTCTTGTAAATATTTGGTTAATAAATCATTATCTTTTAAAATATTTAATTCTAATGGATATAATTTTCCCAATAAATCATAAAACACTTTTTTAATATCAATTGGTTCTAATTCTTTAGAATCTATCAATTTACTTTTATCAGTACATAGATCATTTAATTTATTAATTTCACTAGAACAGGGTATTTCAAAATTTATATTTTTTTTTCTAAAATCATCTTCTAAAATATTTTCATGATGTGCATGAATCAAAAATATTTTTTTTACAACATATTCTAGTAGTATACGTTTTTGTCTTAATGATATTTCCGGGGATAATACTAAATTATTTAGGTAATTTTTAAGATAAAGATTTTCTTCATTTTGTAAAAAGGAGCTGATAGTTGATTTTAGTAGTTTATATATTTTTTTTTTATAATCTATTTTTTTTATATACCGTATTCTATCATCTATATATTTAGATTCATATAATTTTGGTTTAATGTCACTAATTTTTATATAAAATTCCGTTTCAGGTATTTTGTTAATTAAATATTCATTATCATCTTTATCTTTTTCTATTATTGAAAAATTATTCTTTGGATCTAAATTAATCAGTTGCCCTTGCTCTAAAAGTAATCCTATTAATCTATTATTTTTTATAATATTTCGAATTGGTTTACACTTTATTTCGTAATTAGAAAGTTGCCATAAATTTAAATATTTAAAAATAATTTCTTCATAAGTATCAATATAATATATTGGAGTATCTATTTTTTCTAAATTGCTTATTTTTACACCTTCATATACTAGATGATTATCATCAATTTCACTAATATTAGTTGGTTCTATTTCAATATAAGTCCCATCTTTTAACATTAAACCAATATATTTTTTCTCTAATATATATATTTTTTCTATTTTTTGTTCCTCATCTCTATACATCGAATCCATTTTTTGAAATTTTTTTATAATAGTATATAGACCATCTCTTTCTGAAAAATATTTATTATCTACATAAAATTCATATGTAATTAATTTTTTATCAATAGTAGAATATCCTTTAAAACTTTCTAAATTATTATAAGAAAATTCATTTTCAACAAAACTGGAACCTTTCATTACAGGTATTATATGACCACTTCCTAATTCCAAAGCTATAACCTCATCATAATCATTTATTATCTTTCTTCTAACATTTATATCTAATTTTGTTTTTTTTTTAAATTCTTCTAAATTCTTATATACTAAATAAGGAGGATGTTTTAATATATTTTCTAAATTTGAATTAATATTAAAATAAGACTTAGTTTTTTCTAATATAATTTTTGAATTTTTCTCCATTTTTTCATTTTCTGTTTTATAATTAAATGAATATGGATTACAGGGTATAATTAAGTAATTTACAAGCAATATTGCTATTACTTTATTATAATTATCTGTTATATATCTTAGTTTACGATATCCAGGTTCTGATATTTTTAGTAATTGTGGTAATATTTCTATTTCATAATCATAACTTTTTTCTAATTTATTTTTATTTGCCAAAGGATTTATTTGTTGATATTTTTCATTAATTTCATTACATCTCTCCTGCATTAAATTATATATAAAATCTATTTTGTCGTTTTTCTTATTAAATGTTCTAAGATGATCTTTATTTTTACTAAAATAAAATATAGGTTCATAAGTAAATCCTTTTTTTAAAGCTATTGCTACAGGAATATCATCACTATCATTATACCAACTAGTATCCATAAAATAAGGACATACTAGATCAAAATCTGTTTTATTTTCTTCAATTAAAATAAGTATTAATCCTTTATGAAATCCTGGCAATGAAGGATTAGGTCTTGTTAACAAATCCATAAAATGTTCTTCTTTTTTATCTTGATCTGATAATATATATTCCAAATAATTTTGATAAGATGATATATGTGTAGATAAATTATCTCTAAATAAGATTTCTAAATTCCCTTTATTTAGTGTCTTGAACTTTTCTTCATTTAGATTTCCAATTGAAAATTCTAACAAAAGTTTGTCGCGATTTTGTTGATCTTTTATTGTCGGATGATCAATATATGAGGCTATTAGTGAAAAAAATGAATTATAGGATTGATTAATACCATATCTCAAGAAACATGGTTTTTGTAATTCAGATAACTTACCAGTTTTGCAGTTATTAATTTCATTGAAAAAAATATCTAAATTTGGAAATTTTAATAAACCTAATCTTTTAATATCTAAATTTTTATTTGATCCTTGTATATAGTCACTATCAGATAATCCTGCTATTTTACCTCTACCATATACCATTTCTACAGCTGTACTTGATTTTGAAAAACAACAAGGTACCCAGCTACCAGTTGCAGTAGTTTGAAATCCTGGATAGGTATAATATACACCACTTTTATGAGTTTCAAATATTAAAGTATCATTTGAACTTTTTGATTTTCTATTTATGTTTGGCTTACGTCCTTTATATCTTGGACCAAATTCTAATATATCAGGATTATAATAACTCGTTCTATCGGAATTCCATATTTCTATTTCTGATAATCTCCAATCTCTACTATTTGGTGATTTAGATTTAAATGTTTTGCCGTAATGTTCTCCATATTCATTTTTGGATTTAATATCATCTGTACCTGATTCATTTACACCTAAACCCAAAAAATCTAAATTTTCTACTAATAATGATACATTTTCACGTAAATCGAAAATTTTCGGACAAATATACCAATTTTGATTTTCTGGAGAACTTCCCCATTTTATAGCTGAACATGTAGTTCCTTTATCTAATAATTGTGTAGGGGTATCTTGTGTACATAATATATCTGATTTATTTTCCTGATATGATCCAGGATGGTTTATATCAATATATTGTTTTTCTTCTTCGCTTATAACAATAGGCTGTCTTGGTCCTTGGCACTTATCTGCATATCTTTGTCCTTCTCCTGCTTCAAAAATAAATAATTGTTTATCTTTTTCATATAATTTTGATAAAATAGGATTGGTATCTCTTTTTCTTCCCTTTTCTACTAATTCTGAATCAGAATCTAATAATTCTTCTTCTACCTTATTTCCTATATCTGCTAAATTTTCTTCTAATCTATTTAGATTTTCAATTTTTTTTTTTTCCATAATTTCTTCAGTTTCATCATCATCATCATCTGAGTTTTCCAAATCTAAGTATTCATCAAAATTTTCAAATCTACTATTATCTTGTAAATCTTTTTCCTTTTGTACTATTTCATTTTGTTCTAAAATTTTGTTAGATTCTATCAATCTATTAACATCTAAATCAACTTCGTTTAAAAAATCTCTATATAATTTATTAAAATTAACACTCTTGGAACTATATAACTGTGGGAAATTTATCAATGTGTAAGTTTTAAAAAAACTTAAAAGAAATATTTTTATATTTTCTGATTGGTCTATATTTAATAAACCATCAATATAAATTTTGTAATTATTGATTCTATCATCCAATTGAATTTTGTCTAAATAATAAATTTTTATACCTAATCCTATTTCACTTATATCATTATTATCATTTTTTATAGAATCTACTTCTTCATCAATCATTTTGTTAGCAATTACAGAAGAAATCATAAAATTTTCAAGGATTTTATCCAGGATATCTTTTTTAGAAAAATTTTGTTTATACAATTTATGAATTCTTTTCTTAATTGGAGGCATATCATTAAAATCTTCGACTCTTCTATATATGAAATTTATTGATTTTCTATTGCTCGTATCTCCTTTTCTTCTTATAAACCTACTTTTTACATCTTTAATAAATTCTACATTAATTCCTTTACTTTCATCAATTTTACTAATATCATAATTCGACTTATCTTTATCAGAAAAATCTACTATTTTATATATGAAACTTGATTGACTATTAGACCATTCACTATTTGAATAATATTCAATTATTTCATCTGGATGAAATATATCACTTTCTAGAGAAATATAATTATAAAAATATTCTGCTAATTTCTTTATTCGATCATAATTTAATACAACTTCCTTTGGTAATTCTAAATTTATAAGATTTTTTGTATCAAGATATTTTGAATTAAAAAATTTTTCATTTAGAAAAATTAATGAATTATTACAATTTAATACTAATCTATCATGATTCCTAATAAAATTTAAATTTTTTATTTTATCTACAAAATAATTAATCTTCTCTATTAATAGATTATTTATTAATTCCCATGAAATATTATGATATACTTTCCAATAAATACTTAATATTAATCTACCATGTTTCGTTATTTCAAGATTTGAATATATTTTATCAAATTTATAAAATTGAATAGAATTTCCTACCTTTAAATTACTATCATTAATTATAAATTTTAAATTTACATTTTTTATAATAAAATTCGTTGATAAATCTAATATATCTATTGTAATAGTACTATCATTTAAATAATTAATTTTATAGATCTTTCCTTCATTTAGTTTATCTGATATTTTTATTTCGTCTAATTTTATTTTATATTCTAAATATTTTGGATTACCTTTTATACCTAAAGTATTATCATCACTTAATTCATATGTTACACTTTTTATCCAATCTGATAAAGTATCTTTTGATATATCTGGTAAATAATTATTATTAGATTTTTTTGTAATATCTTTATAAATTTTGTAAATAATTTCTTTTGTACTCTGATCTTTAAATTTTACAAATGGTATTTCATTATTCAATTCTATTTCATTAAATATTTCTAATAAATTTAATTGTTTCGGTAAATTAAGATTATGTTCTATTTTACTATATATATTATTTGATCTACTAATTTTTATTTCAGGTATATTATTATAATCTTCTTTAGATGTAATTAATGAATATATTTTATCTTTTTTATCTAATAGATTTTTACATGTATCAAAAAATTTTTTATCATCTGTAATTTTTATTCCTAATTTACTTTGATAATTATCATGATTAATATTAGGGAAATATTTAGTTATAAAACCATTAAAATATTTATTTATATCTTCTTGTTTAGTTAAATTAAATAATAATTTATTCTTTATTATTATTTCATGTATATTACTAAAATTATAAAAATATAATTCTTTATTTAACATTTTGCCTACAGATGATATAAGAGTATTTACTTTTTGAGCATCTACTGGATTAATTCTTTCTTCATTATTCAATAATATGTTATATCCATCATACATTAAATTAAAATACTGATATATTAAGTTATCAAGATAAAGTTCTCTCTTACTTATACTATATTCATAAAAATGTGTTAAAATTGGGTTTTTTAATAATTTTGTTATATATAAATTTATAATCTTATTATTTACGAAATTTTCATAATTTAATTCTTTCTCACTATACTTATCTAATATTTCTGTGACTATTTTATTATTTATTCCTAAAGATAATAATTCATCACTAATACTTTTATTAAAAACTTTATTTGGTTTTTTGTATATTCTATAAAACATATTTTGAATTATTTTCATATTAGGTGTTACTTTTAATTCTTCACTTGTTTTTTCCAGTTTCATATATTCATCTTCTAGATAGGTTGTTAAAAAAATATTATCTGGAATAAGTAAATCATTTTTATCTGGTATTTCTGTACTTAATCTTGAAAAAATTGTAAATTTTAAAGAATTAATACTATCATCTTCTATTATTGAACTATAGATAAATTCTACATTAAAATATTTTGCCCAATTTATATTTAACTCTTCTTCTAAATTATATCCAAAATAATTATTTAATTTTTCAATATCATCAGGATTCCTACTAAATAATTTATCTTGTTGAGTTCTCAATAATATGTCTTTTATTTCATCACTAACATCTCCTATAAATATGTAGCAATATAATTGAAATCCTAATGATGATTTATACAATTCACTATAAATATTTGATAAATCACTATTTATTAATTTTTCTTCTATATCTGAGCTTTCCTCTATTTTTTTATTTAGAATATTTATGTTATTATAAATTGAATCTTTATTTTCATAATTAAATTCTCCAGTAAATCTAATATATGTGATTTTTAAAGGTTTATTTAGCTTTTCAGAATTCATATATAATTTATTTATATATTATTTAAATAATATATTTACAGTTAATTAGTGATATCATTATTTAAAGTAATAATATTAATAATTTGATAATATGGATATTTTTAATGATACTATTCATTATACAGAAAAAAAAGGAAATATTAATTTATCATGTATTGAAAAAGGAGTAAAGAAAATTAATGAAGAAAAAGAAAAATTAAATATTACTGATAGTAATTCACTAATATTAAATAGTTTAGAAAATATATTAAAATCATCTGATTCTAAAATGGATTGGAACTATTATTTTATGGGTTTAGCTTTATGGGCTAAACATCGCTCCGCATGTAATAAATTAAAAGTAGGATGTGTAATAGTTAAAGAGAATAGAATTATTTGTATGGGATATAATGGATTTCTACCTAATTCACCTCATACATCTAGAATTAGAGATAATCATGAAATCTCAACTGTACATGCTGAACAAAATGCTATTTCTGATGCTGCTGCTAGAGGTGTTTCTATTAAAAATAGTACTATATATATATCACATTTTCCTTGTATAAATTGTTTTAAAATTATTGCCGCATCAGGTATTAAAAATATATTTTATCATTATGAATATAAAAACGATGATATTGTAACTGAAATGGCTTTAGAAAATGGTATTAAAATTATTCATTTATAAAATGAATATTTTATTATAGATAATATACTCTAAAATGTATATTTTTATAAATATTTATTTATAATAAATATTTGTTTATTATTATAAATATACTAAAATGTTTTCTATTAATTTTTATAATCAAATTTTAGACCTATTGAAAAATTATAATATAATAGGTTTTACATTATCATTATTAATCGCAAATAGTATGAAAGAAATAGCTGATTCAATTATTGATGGTATACTTTTACCATCAATAAAACCTATTTTAAATAAAGTAACAAAAAACAAAAATACTATTAAAATAGGAAATATTAAATTAGAATTAAATACTTTTATAAAAGCTTTATTAAAATTTTTAGCTTTGTTATTTATTATAGTATTATTAATGAAAATCGGTATTAAAATGTCAGTTCCTGTTAAATCTGTAAGAATTGTAGAATAATTATTGGAGTGGTGAATCGGTTATACTAGTTCCGCAATATGGTTCTGGATTTTTTCTATAATTTGTCTTAATATATATTTTTTTTTTTATAGCATATATTAATAAGAATTTCATATTATTCCAAAATTCTTCTGTATGACCAATTGATTTAGTCATTATATGTGCTAATTCATGAATTGCTACAAAAAGAATTGTATTAAATTTAACTAAATCTTCTTTTTCATCTTTCGATCTAATACAAAAAACTATTTTTTCACCTTTATTTACTGAATATGATGTATGATTTGTATTAGAAATTGATTCTGAAATTTTATCTGGATTAAACTTATTTACTAGACGATTAATTCTATCATCATCTGGAAATTTTAATTCTAAATACTCTATCAATTCTAATATAGCTTTATTTAAATTAGCTAATATATTTGCCGCATCTTCTTTATCATCTCTATTTCTTACTAAATATTCTCTATTATCAATTTTAGATTTAACATATACTAGTTCTGACAATTTTGTTTCATAATTCATAAATATACATATAATTATTATAGTTAATATTACAATTGTTATAAATTCAGTCATATTAAGATAGTTTCAGAAAAAAATTTTGATTTAAATAATTATTATTTAAATATAATTAAGATACTATTCTAATATGACTCAACATTCATCAAAATCTGATAAAGTTATAAAAATGCAAATTGTAGATTTTTATACTGAAAATATGGTTTATAAAAATGAAGAAAATAGTGATTCAGATGAATCTGTAGAAGATTTTAATTCAAAATTTCAGTTAGATGAGAGTAAATATAAGATAATGCTTTTTGGTAAAGATGAATTTGATAAGACATACAGTGTTTTAGTTGATGAATTTACACCATATTTTTATCTAAAAATGCCTGATACATTTACAAAAGATAAGATAAAATATCTAGAAGTTTGGTTAAAAGAAAATATGTGGAATAAACATGAAGATGGGCTACTTAGAATTACTTTGCATAAAAAAATGAGTTTTAGAGGTTTTACAAATAAAAAAAAATTTAATTTTGTTAGATTAGTTTTTCAAAATACTAATGCTATGAATAATTGTATAAATTTATTTCAGAATAAAACTTGGAATCCTGTTACAAAAAAAATAAGTAAAATATTACCTAAAAAAGTAAATATAACTGGTATTACTGGAAAACCTGAAATTTTTGACTTATATGAAAATATGATAGATCCAATGATAAGATTTATTCATCATAGAGAAATAAAACCTGTCGGATGGATATCTATTTCAAAATATAAAATTAGAGATTTTGAACATCCAACGAATTGCAATGTAAATATTGTAACAAGGTGGACAGATATAAATTATCTTGAAAATGAAAATAATGTAGGAATAAAAATTATGGCATATGATATAGAATGTGATTCTAGTCATGGTGACTTTCCATTACCTATTAAAGACTATTTGAAATTAACTAGAGAAATAGTTTTAGAATATGAAAGAATACAAAAAAATTTAATTACTAAAGATGTAAATCAATTAGAATTAGAAAAATACCAATATATTAATAAAAATAAAAAAGGTTTTATTAAAAAACTATTAACCGCAGCTTTTAATAATGGTGATGAAGAATTTAATATAAGTAGAGTATATATAAAAGAAGGTTATAATAAACCTAAAGAAGAAATTATAAATAATGTTTCTGGTAAAATTTTAAATTATATTATAGATTATGATCCTACATTAAAAACTTTAGATAGAAGTAAGATAATAGAAAAATCTATAGATAATATTAATAACAAAATATTAAATAGATTTTTTCCTCCTGTAGAAGGTGATAAAACTATACAAATAGGAACTAGTTTTATAAAATATGGTGAATCTAAACCTTATAGAAATGTAATGTATACTTTAGGAACTTGTGATAAAATTGAAAATACTGAAACAATATCTTTTAAAACCGAAAAAGAACTATTACTTGAATTTCGAAAATTAATTATTGAGGAAGATCCAGAAGTTATAACAGGATATAATATTAATGGTTTTGATACACCTTGGCTAATGAAAAGAGCTCAAGAATTAGATATAGAAGAATTTTGTAAATTGAGTAGATTGAATGATTATAATTGTGTATTAAAAGAAAAACAAGAAAAATCTGGTATTGGTCAACTTATAAAAGTGGAATTTGTAGATATTCCTGGTAGAATACAATTAGATATATTGAAACTCGTACAAAAAAGCTATAATCTTGATTCATATAAATTAGATTCTGTTTCTGCTAATTTTATACAAGGAGATATAAAAGATATAATTAAAGTTAATAATAAAACAGTTATAAAAACTAATAATCTCAAAGGATTAAATATTGGAAATTATATAGTTATTGTAGAACAGGATGGATATTTAGAAAACAAATATTTAGATGGTAAAAAATTTGAAATTAAAGAAATAATTGATAACTCATTTGTTATTAATGAGGAAATAAACATAGATTTGAATAAAAAGTCGATATGGTGTTTAGGTAAAGATGATGTTTCTCCTCAAGATATTTTTAGACTACAAAAAGGGAATAGTCATGATAGATTTATTATTGCGAAATATTGTATGATGGATGTAATTTTATGTATTGAATTACTTTTAAAATTAGAATTATTAACAAATTCAATTGGAATGGCAAATGTTTGTCTTATTCCATTAAATTGGAGTATACATAGAGGACAAGGTGTTAAATTATTAAGCTTAGTAACAGAGGTTTTAAGAAAAGAAAATTATTTATTACCTTACTTATATAAAAGTTTGATTAGTAAAGAAGGTTATGAAGGAGCTATTGTATTACCGCCTTACCCTGGTATTTATCTAGATGATCCAGTTGCTGTTTTAGATTATGCTTCTTTATATCCTTCTTCTATGATTATGGGAAATTTATCTCATGAAACTATTTGTGAAGATGATAAATGGTATGGAGATGAAGGTATTCTTAGACTAAAAAATTTAGGCTATGGGTATCATGATGTTACCTATGATACTTTTCAAACTATATTTACATCAAGTGGTTCTGTAAAAGAAAAAAAAAAAATAGGCGAAAAAACTGTTAGATATGTACAATATTCAAATAATGAAAAAGGTCTTATTCCTAGAACAT